GAAGGTTGGTGCATGCTTGCCATTGCAATTTTAAGCCCTGAATTCATAACGGTTGAAAAGGCAGAAGATTTATTTTATAGCGATAAATGCAAAATAAAACATGCCAAGGATACCGGAGCGGAAATATACCGATTACGACAGCAAGCGATGACTTATAAGGAGATTGGTTTGATGTATGGTATCAAAGCAGATGCCGTTTACAACAGACTGAGAAGATTTTTGCAACAAAAAAGAGCCTGCGCTAACAGACCCTAAGTAAATAACTTCAAATAAATTATAACACAGAGGAGTGAAAAATAAAAATGCAAATAACACAAGAAAAATTAAACGAAATTATAGCAAGCCATGGCAAGTGGTTAAGAGATGAAGAGGGTGGGCAACGTGCTGACCTGCGTGGTGCTGACCTGCGTGGTGCTGACCTGAGTGGTGCTGACCTGCGTTGTGCTGACCTGAGTGGTGCTGACCTGCGTGGTGCTGACCTGCGTTGTGCTGACCTGAGTGGTGCTGACCTGAGTGGTGCTGACCTCGACGATTATATCGTCCAAGTAGTACGCATAGGTAGTCGCAAAGGCACTACTACTTATAACGATACCACAGATAACGTGCTATGTGGGTGCTGGAATAATTATAAAGGCGGAACGTTGGCGGAGTTTGAGCAGCGCGTTGAAGATACATACGGCAAAAACAGCGAATACGCTAATGAGCAGTATTATGCAGAATACGTGGCGGCAATAGCATTTTTCAAAGCAATTAAGGGGAGGATGTAAATATGGTGAAAATTAACAGCCTTGAGATAGAAAACATTAAGCGCGTGAAGGCCGTAAGGATGAAGCCTAGCCCTAATGGATTAACAATCATAGGTGGCAATAATAATCAGGGCAAAACAAGCGTGTTGGATGCCATAGCGTGGACCTTGGGAGGCGACAAATATAAACCATCAGATGCTAAACGAGACGAAAGCCTGATACCCCCAATACTCCACGTTGAACTTGATAATGGCCTTATCGTTGAGCGCAAGGGTAAAAATAGCGACTTAAAAGTTATTGACCCGCAAGGCAATAAATCCGGCCAGCAGCTTTTGAATAAATTCATTGAGCAACTGGCTTTGGATTTGCCAAAATTTTTGCAAGCCAATAACAAAGAGAAGGCAGATACCCTGCTACAGATAATAGGAGTAGGCGACGAACTATACAAGCTCGATAATCAAATCGAACAAAAATTTAGCCGACGTACCGAGATTGGGCGCATCGCAGACCAAAAAAAGAAATACGCCGAAGAATTAATAATGCATCCAGGATTGCCCAAAGAACCGATATCAGCATTAGAGCTTATTCAAAAGCAACAATCAATACTTGCCCAAAACGGCGAAAATCAGCGTAAGCGTGACAATATCAGTTATTACAATAAAGAGCTTGCGGAAGCTAAAACAGCTTTTGAAAAGGCAAAAGAACGCTTGTCAGAGGCAGAAAAGAATGCTGAAACAGCTCGTAAATCAGCGCTTGACTTACACGATGAGGGCACCGAGGAACTCGAAAAAAGCATTAACAATATTGATACCTTAAACATCAAAATACGGGCGAACCTTGACAAAGAAAAAGCCGAAATTGACGCAGAGGGATATCAAAAAGAGTACGACGGATTATCGGCTGAAATTAATGATTTGCGGACAAAGCGCTCTGACCTTCTAAAATCAGCCAATTTGCCATTACCTCAACTATCGGTAGAAGACGGCGAACTGACATATGAAGGCAAGAAATGGGACAGCATGAGCGGCAGTGATCAACTGAAAGTTGCGACCGCCATAGTTCGCAAAATCAATCCTGATTGCCAGTTTGTACTTATGGACAAGTTGGAGCAAATGGACACGAACACTCTTACTGAATTTGGAGTATGGCTTGAACAGGAAGGTTTGCAGGTTATCGCTACAAGAGTGAGCACCGGCAAGGAATGCAGTTTGATTATCGAAGACGGCTATGTAAAAGACAATGAGCCGCAACCGATAAAATCTTATAAGGCAGGTGAATTTTAATGGATTTTCCTATTATTAGCGGTCAAATTATTAAGGCTCAAAAGGTAGTTGTTTATGGACCTGAAGGTATTGGCAAGACAAGTTTCGCGGCTCAATTTCCAAAGGCTCTTTTTATTGATACAGAAGAAGGTTCCAATATTTACAACGTGGCAAGACTCCCAAAACCTACGTCCTGGCAGATGTTACAGGCAGAAATTAAGGAAGTAGCTAAAAATCCGGCAATTTGCGATACTCTCGTTATTGATACTTTGGATAGAGCAGAGCAATTATGTGTTGAACATGTATGTGCTATCCATAATAAAAAAGGCATTGAAGAATTTGGGTATGGTAACGGTTATGTTTATGTCAAAGAAGAATTTGGCAGGATGCTGAATTTATTAATTGATGTTATTAATGCCGGAGTAAATGTTGTTTTGACCGCTCATGCGCAAATGCGCAAATTTGAACAACCTGATGAGGCGGGAAGCTATGACCGGTACGAATTAAAGTTAGGCAAAAAAACATCTTCGCAGACGGCTCCGCTTGTAAAAGAATGGGCAGACATGCTTTTATTCGCCAACTACAAAACTATCGTGATAGCCCAAAACAAAGAAGGCACGAAGTCTAAAGCTAAAGGCGGCGAACGTGTAATGTACACAACTCATCATCCTAATTGGGATGCAAAAAACCGCCATGACTTGGCGGAGGAATTGCCATTTGATTTTAAACAGATTGCCGGATGCATACCTGATTTGAAGAAGAAAGTCCAAGAGGCTCCAAAAGTAGTTGAACAAGAACAAGCTCAATTTGCTGAGCTAATTCAAGAAGAAAAGCCGATAAGCTTAGCTCAGCAAGTGGCCAATAAACAAAAAGCGGAAGCAGCGGCAAAAATCGCAACGACGGCTAAAGTACAGCCAACCACACCTAAAAATGTTGAAACAGATTATAAGTCGAACCTGTTAAACAATAATCCAATGTTACCAAAAGCCTTAGCCGATTTAATGGCCGTTAATAAAGTAACCTTAGCAGAAATTCAGGACGTTGTCGCTCAGAAGGGTTATTACCCGGCAGACACACCATTTGATAACTATGCTTCCGATTTTATAGATGGCTGCCTAATTGGAGCATGGCCAATGGTATTAAAAATGGTTGAAGAAAACAGGGAAGTACCGTTTTAAATCTTAATCTTTATTAATTTAAAAAAAATATAAAAAATAGGAGCGTGTTCATTATGGCATTTGAAGAAATGGGACAAGTTGTAGAAAAAGAATTAGGTTGGGACGATACTATCGAAAAGGAAAGCAGTTTTATATTATTACCTGACGGCGATTACGAGTTTACCGTAACAGAATTCCTACGCGCAAGGCATGAAGGAAGCGAGAACCTCCCGCCATGCAACAAGGCGATTTTAACTATAAATATAAAAACAAAACAAGGCGAAAGCAACATTAAGCATAACCTATTCCTACATTCTCGCACCGAGGGCATGGTGTCAGCATTCTTTTTAGGCATCGGACTAAAAAAACATGGCGAACCCTTCAAAATGAATTGGAATAATGTCATAGGATCTAAAGGTATTTGTAAGGTTAACACGCGTCTTTACGATGGTAAACAATATAACGATATTAAACGTTTTTATGATCCTGAAAAAGACAAAAATATTAATGTTTGCAATTCTTCAGCCCCTGCAAAAGCATTTAAGCCGGGAGCTTTCTAAAAAATGGAACTCCGTCCGTATCAGGAAGCCGCAAAAAATGCGATCTTTCAAGAATGGGATAAAGGTGCTACCCGTACCCTGTTGGTTCTGCCAACAGGAACGGGCAAGACTATAGTTTTCGCCAAAGTCGCAGAGGAATGTGTTAAAAGGGGCAAACGCATCTTAATCCTTGCGCATAGATATGAGCTTCTCCAGCAAGCAAGCGACAAAATTCAGCAATCTACAGGATTGTGCTCTGTGCTTGAAAAGGCAGAACAAACATGTATGGGAAGCTGGTATCGCATAATAGTAGGTTCTGTTCAAACTTTGATGAGAGATAAAAGATTAAATCAATTTTCAAGTGATTTTTTCGACACCATCATAGTGGATGAGGCCCATCACAGCCTTTCTGACAGCTATCAAAAGGTCCTAGGATATTTTAAAGACGCACAGGTCTTAGGCGTTACGGCAACACCTGACAGAGGAGACATGAAGAACCTAGGTTCCTATTTTGACAGCTTGGCATATGAATATACTTTGCCAAAAGCCATAAAAGAAGGCTTCTTGTCGCCAATCAAAGCTCAGACTATACCACTAAGGCTAGATTTAACAGGAGTTTCGACACAGGCAGGAGATTTTAAATCATCCGACATAGATACCGCTCTTGATCCGTATCTTCATCAAATAGCTCAAGAAATGCTCAAATATTGTTCCAATCGAAAAACGGTTGTTTTTTTGCCGCTAATCAAGACAAGCCAAAAATTCAAAGACCTACTCAATGAGGCAGGGTTTAAGGCTGCTGAAGTAAACGGTACCAGTGAAGATAGGGCAGAGATTTTAGCCGATTTTGATGCTGGCAAGTACAACGTGCTTTGTAATTCAATGCTATTAACCGAAGGGTGGGACTGCCCAAGCGTTGACTGCATCGTGGTATTAAGGCCTACTAAGATACGCAGCCTTTATTGCCAAATGGTGGGGCGCGGCACTCGTATTTGTGAGGGCAAGGATAACTTGCTGTTGCTAGATTTTCTTTGGCACACTGAGCGTCATGAGCTGTGCCGTCCTGCGCATTTGATAGCTACAAACGAAGAAGTAGCGCAGAAAATGACGGAGAACATCGAAGCTTCTGAATTCCCAATAGACATTGAAGAGGCGGAAATAAAAGCATCTGAAGACGTAATCTCGCAACGTGAGGAAGCGCTTGCAAAAGCTCTTGAACAAATGAAGTCAAGAAAGCGCAAACTCGTAGATCCGTTACAATTTGAAATGTCTATCCAAGCCGAAGATTTATCCAGTTACGTTCCTGCTTTTGGGTGGGAATGTTCTCCGGCAAGTGACAAGCAGCTAAAGACTTTAGAAAAATTTGGGATTTTCCCCGATGCGATTGACAACTCCGGCAAAGCGGCCAAGATACTTGACAGGCTAGAAAAACGCAGAGTAGAAGGTTTAACTACTCCCAAACAAATAAGGTTTTTAGAAAGCAAGGGCTTTAATCACGTAGGGACGTGGGAATTCCAACACGCTAAAAACTTGATTGACCGAATAGCAGGGAATGGTTGGCGCATCCCAAAAGGAATGGAACCGCAAACTTATGTACCAATAAAAGAAGAGTGGTAATTTTGATCCACGCAAGAAAGGCGCAAAATCCATGGAAACGAAACTCAATTTAATACCATTACTTGATTACATAAATCCCGCCATGCTTGATTATCAAGAATGGGTTAATGTCGGCATGGCTCTAAAATCAGAAGGCTACACATCAAATGTATGGGATGACTGGAGCCGTCATGATACGGCTAGGTACCATCAAAGAGAATGCGAACGAAAGTGGGAAAGCTTTAGAAACGACACCAATAACCCTATTACAGGTGGCACTATAGTTGCTATGGCAAAAAATAATGGTTGGTATGGAGAATCTTCAAGCAACAAGGACGACCACGAACTCACATGGGACGATATTATCGGTTCAAAAAAAGATGATTTAGTGCTAGTCGATAAGAATTGGGTAGAAGGTCAGGAAATTATCGAACCTCAAACTTGGAACCCTGTTAGCGAGCTGATAACTTATTTATCAACTATTTTTGAGGGCACCGATTACGTTGGTTATGTGACGGAGTCGTGGGAAAAAGACGGAAAGTTTTTACCAAAGAACAAGGGAAGCTACACGCGCACCGCTGCGGATTTAATTACTGCACTTAATAATTGCAAGGGCGATATTGGGGCTGTATTGGGCGATTACCAGGAAGCTTGCGGGGCGTGGATACGTTTCAACCCGTTGGACGGAAAAGGCGTTAAGAACGAAAATGTGACCGACTTCCGGTTCGCGCTCGTTGAATCTGACAACATGGAAATTGAGAAGCAAAACGAGATTATTCGCACACTCGAACTGCCGGTTGTTTGTTTGGTTCACAGTGGTAAAAAATCGTTACATGCAATAGTACGTATCGATGCCGCCAATTACGAGGAATACAGAAAACGTGTTGATTATCTTTATAGCGTATGCCGTAAAAATGGGCTTGAGATTGACACGCAGAACCGTAACCCGTCGAGATTGTCACGCATGCCGGGCATTACCCGTAACGGCCATAAACAATTTTTAATTGATACTAATATTGGCAAAAGCACCTTTATTGAATGGCAGGAATGGATTGAAGCCGTTAATGACGATTTACCGGACCCCGAAAGCCTATCAGACGTTTGGGATAATTTGCCAAAACTAGCAGACCCTTTGATTGACGGCATGCTACGCCAAGGCCACAAGATGCTTCTTGCAGGTCCATCAAAAGCCGGCAAGAGTTATGCCCTTATAGAACTATGCTGCGCAATTGCCGAAGGCAATAAATGGCTAAGCTTTAAATGTACCAGGGGGAAAATATTATACGTAAATTTAGAGCTAGACAAGGCATCATGCTTACACAGATTTAAAGATGTTTATACAGCGCTTGGTTGGCCACCTGATAATATTTCCAATATCGAAATTTGGAATCTGCGTGGTAAATCCGTACCAATGGACAAACTAGCGCCAAAACTCATACGCAGAGCGCAGAAAAAGAATTACATAGCCATCGTTATTGACCCGATTTACAAGGTTATTACAGGCGACGAAAACAGTGCCGACCAAATGGCTCATTTTTGTAACCAATTCGACAAAGTGGCAACGGAGCTGGGCTGTGCGGTTATCTACTGCCATCATCATTCAAAAGGTGGCCAAGGCAATAAACGCTCTATGGATAGGGCTTCCGGTAGTGGCGTGTTTGCCCGTGATCCTGATGCTTTATTAGACCTTATAGAGTTGGATATCAGCGAGGATTTAATCGCTCAGGAAGAGAATAAGGCGGTCTGTGCAGCATGTATCAATTATCTTAATGATAAGGGTCTGAAATATGAAGATGATGTTTCACAAGATGATATGTGCAGCGAAAAGTCCATGATTGAGTACTGCCATAAGACATTATCACAACCAGATTATTACGAATTAGCGACCCATTACATTACTCCTGCGAGAGAAAATAACCAACATCGCACCGCTTGGAGGATAGAAGGAACACTCAGGGAATTCCCGAAATTTGCTCCTTTAAATTTGTGGTTCGACTATCCGATACACAAGATTGACAACACCGGAGGACTTAAAGATGTCGAACCGGAAGACGGCGGTCAGTCATGGAAGAAGAATTTTAAGCGGAAAAAGTCTCCCGAAGACACCAAAAAAGAACGTCAGGTTAGTCTAGAAATGTCATACGAGGCAGCTAATTTTGGAGG